CTGCTTGCTCTACCCTTGGGTCAAATAGCGGTATCTGCTCCTTTGGCGCTACTATAGGTCTCTGTGGTGGCCTGCCATCCTCTCGGCTAAACACCTCCCACGACGCATCTTGTAGCGTTTGCTTAGCTTCGCTTATTTGCTCAGGCGTTCTTGCCCTGTAGGCATCTTCTACCTGAATTGTGCCGGCGTTGCTAGGCTCAGGCTCAACGCTAATTAGCTTTACTGGGTCAGGAAACGAGTTTGTTCCTTCAGGTGACTTAATTACAAGCTCATCCCCTCGCCCGATTACGTTCCCCTTATTGTTGGCTCTAGCCTCTTCCCTTCGCGCAAGGATCTCTGCCTGCTCGGCCTTAGACTTCCTAGCTGGTTCTGCCTCTAATACGGCTCGCACGACGTTCTGCTCGTCTGCTGACAGGGTTTTATTGACTGCCCCTTTCTGAGTAAAGGGCTTCACAATCGGCGAACGCTGGCCATCTGAGGGCGCTAAAGTTCCCACCGGCAAAGACTCTCGTAGCCCTGCAAGCTCGGAGTCAACAGGCATAAAAACATCTTCTAGTCTGCGCTGCCTAACATTGTCAGACTGCCAAGGGGTGATAACATCTAAAACCTCCCGCGCCCTTCCGATCTCCTCTGGAGTTCTTGTCCTAGACGCTTCCTCTATCTGGATTAAAGGCGCTTCATCTGGGGTTATGTTTGCTAACGGATCAACCTCTGCCGGAGCCTTGCCCTTTACAGTCCTAACCATCGAGTCAGGAATAAGCGTGCTACCCCCAGCAAACGGCTCGGGCATCTCCATAAAGTTTTGAAACGGATCCGATGCGTATTCATTAAAAGCTCTAGCCGCTTGTTCCGAACTAGCCTGTGGATTCTGCGGAACCTCCTGCTCCATTCGAGCCATGAGATCCCCCACGTCTTGCCCGTCTGGCACCTGAGTATCAGCCGCTCTACCAATCGCCCCCATCGCTCCAAACCCAGCGCCCGTTCCAATGCCCGCAGCAGTAGAGGTGGCAAGGTTAGTCATAAACTCGTCACGAGTCTGTGGCGCTCCAACCTGCTTATCGATCAACGCATCGCCATAAGCGCCAGCGGCGTTAGTAGCACCACCAACAAGAGCGGTTTGACCGATACGCTTGCCCGTTGAGGTTAGTGGATTAAGAGCTGCGCCAACATCAAACCTATTGAGACGCGAGTTAAACGCCAGAGACTCTGCCGCCGCTAGTCCTGCATCTAGCCCACTAACTCCCTTGTCCGACAGGTCGGTGTACTTATTGGCCGCTGGCATTAGAGCTGGAGCGACAGACAATAGGCCTTTTCCGGCTCCTCTTAAAAGACCGTAGCCAAGAGTTCCTAGCGACGGCAAAACTTCTCCCGCTACCGTTCCGGCTATATCTTGAAAGCTTCCAGGCTCAATCTGATTGTCCCGCCTTGCCTGTTCAACAAGAGCATCTGCTACCTGTCGCCCCTCTCGCCCACTTCGCTGAAAAAAGTTATCCTGCAAGCCTGGAACATTAGCCGCTAAGTCCCCTAGCAGCTCATTGAAAGCTGAGCCTCCACCGACCAAAGAAGCTACCGTGCGAGCCGGAATCGAAGTACCAAGCCCAGAGGTTAGCCAAGTAGGAAACTCATACTCAGGCATCTCTGGCTCGCTAGGAGCGGTTGTTTGAAAGTCAGATAAAGATTCATACGAACTAGGGTCTAGCTCATCTTCTTGAAAAAGCTCACCTGTTTCGGCATCTCTTAACCATCGAGCCATTACTGTCCCCGTACTGCACTAGCCCTGTTTCTAACTATAAGCTTAACCTGATCCCCTGGCGCTGGTGTTTGCCTTGCCGTGTCTCCACGTGATCCAGGAACTGGGCTTGGCGAAGGAGCAGGAGCTGGAGCCTCATCCCCCCACGGTGTAAAGAACCCAGAACTCTTTTTTGCTGGCGGAGCGTTTTTCTTAGCCTGAGCCTCCTCTATCATCTCAGCCAATCGAGGATGATTCCGCTCTACATACCCGACCCTTTTAGCATTATCTAGCTGGCTTATTGGAATCTTTCTAAGGTCATCGGTTTCGGGGTTATATACATCAATCGACTTCTCTGGCTTGCCCGAATCATCTGACCCTCCAGCACCCCTCCTCTGCTTTCTATAGTTATATTCTTCGTCCTGTCTTTCCTGAATTATCTTTTCGCGCTCTTGCTTTTCCTGCTCGCGCTTTATGTTTTCAAGCTGCTTTTCCATCTCTACAACATCCTCATAGCTACCAAGCTCTGTAGCTATGTCGCGCCTCTTCTCGTACATGTCGCGCAGCGTAACAGGCTGATCGCCACTGTCTCCAAACACGCCTCGCTTTCGCATCTCTTCATTGATATCTACTTTGCGCTGCTCTTCCTCTAATCTAATTTGGTTGCGGTCATTGGTTATCTCTGCGTTTTCCGTCTCCTCATAAGCCTGATCTCTCTTATTAAGCAGATTAGAAATATCCCCAAACTCCCCTCCAAACACCCAGGAAGGCATCTTTATCATATCACCGTAAGCACTACCTCTTGCCATAACTACTTCTCACCTGAAAAGAGTCTCAATATACCGTCAAACACATCGTTGTTACCTGCCCTGTCGCCGTAGCGCGTAAGAATTTCCATAAGCGCCGTAGAGTTATTTGCTTGAGGAGGAGGAGGAGTACCGCCACCGCCACCACCACCACGAGGAACCTGCGCCATAGTATTGTTTACCATAGCGCTCATAAGCATCTTAGTTAGATCAGTTTGGCTATTCATCCCGCCCTGCGATAGCCTAGCTATGTCATTACTAGACTGCATCTGAAGCAGATTAGTTAAGAAGTTTGCAGCCTGTTGCTGCCTCTCATCCTGACGAGTCGCTTCAAACCGCTGCAGATTAGTCCGCCGATCCAAGTCTTTGTTCCACTGGTCTCGCAAGCTATCACGCTCATTCTGATCAAAGTTAGCGATAAACTGCATCGCCGCCTGTTGTCTGTCTCTATTGCTCTCCGCGTACTGTCGCTGCTTCTCTGCCTCTGTAGCATTGATATTAGCAAGGAAGTCAGAGTTACCCTGTATCTCAGCGCCAGAGCCAGTAAGCCCACGCGACGCCATAAGCTTCTCAAGGTCTGCCATACCCTTCTGCTTCTGAAACTGATACAGCGGAGACCCCTCGAAGAATTGAGGCTCATAAGCCTGCATGGTGCTCATCCCCTTGCTCATCGCATCCATCAAAGCCTTAGTCATCGGAGACTGATAGCTGTTAAAATCAAAACCCTGATCCTCTTCCGCGGGAGCTGGAGATGGAGTAGCAGGAGCCTCCTCGACTGGATTTGCTGCGGTTACCGGCTGTGTAGGCTGTGCAGGTTGAGTGCCGTACTGAGTAAGCCAAGAGTTAAGCCGTTTAATCTCAGGGTCATTAGGCCGATTCTTAGTAAGCCAAGCTATACGCCCCTTAACTCGGGTAGGGTCATTGTAGGTACTAGCCTGAACAGCATTGTTATTCGGAGTGGTGTTGCCAGTAGTGGTAGTAGTAGTACCAGTCCGATTAGTCTGCACGCCCCTGTTAGCTGGATTGGTCTGATTGACCTGACCAGGGCGCGCTATCCGCCCACCAGCAGAGTTGATTAACTGCCCCTGATTGTTTCGGTAAACCCCAACGCCTACCCTAGTCCCTAGATTTGGTTTAACTGCCATTATCGCCTGCCCCCTGCCCGATTCTGTCCATAGCTCTGAGTCATCGCCTGCCTACTCGTTGGAGCCGCTATACGCTGCCCCCTATCGTTAAGGTACACACCAGCACTTAGGCGAGTAACCTGACCCTGACCAGGCCGCTGGATGCGCTGTGTATCCTTTGGCGCTTGAGCCACAAGCTGATCAACATCCCCCACCTTGTTCCAGTCCACATCGAGAGTTCCCTTGTGTTCTCTAATTGCACCCACTTGCTGCGCTTTATTTGTTATAGCCCGTCTTTGAGAATCAGATAAGCTCCACCAGTCTTGCCGTTTCTCTGCCCATGCAGCATAAGGTGCCAGGTCGTTATAAGTCATATCAGCCTCGTTCCGGCTATTCTGAAACTTATTATTGACCCAGCCATCAGCCGTCATCCCCTGGAAGTCAGCGGCATACTTAGGATTCACTAACTCGCTTTTCTTTAAGCCCCTAGTCTGCATCATCCTACTACGAAACTGCTCCGGCACATTTACCCCAGCCTCTAAGAGCCGCTTAATACGATTGCCCTCAGTCTTCCACCTATCGCTAGTCCAAAGCTTACTAGCCGCCATCGTCGGATTTAAAAGCGGGTTAGCCATCACCTTGTCAAACTTCTTCATCGTCCCGCCCCACTGCTTGCGCGCGAAGCCCTCTGCCAGCTCTGAACCACCAAGCGTGTAATAAGCCGCTATAGCCCTTGGAGCGGCCATGCTAGCCTCATAAGCCTTCTGCTCATCTCTGGGGTTGGCCATAAACCTTTGCCCCGATTTAAGCACGCTAAGAGCCGCTGCCGCCGCACCAGCTCCGTCTATGCCGCCTTCAGTTCCTGTCGTCGTTGGATTCGCAGCATCCCAAGCCGCATTAGCTTTAGCGTTCCAAGCCTCTTGCTGCGCCCTATAAGCCGCGTCAGCCCCCGAGTTCCACGCAGCATTAGCCGCTTCGCTCGTTACCTGACTACCGTTAATAAGCCTATCAGCCCAGTTGTAAACCTTCTCGCCCTTGTCAATTAGGTCTTCTACCTTCCTAGCCGTATCAACCGTCTTACCTATGCCACCCCTATTTGGCGCAGCGCCTTTAGGAGCCGGAGCCTGTTGACTCATCATCTCCCGAAGGTACATAGCCAATAGCATCCGCTGCAGCGTCTGAGGATCTAACCGCCGATTGGGAAAGCCATTAGCCATTTACCGCTTTTTAAGTGTCTCATCTGGTGTAGGGAAACTAATAGGCGCACTCTGAGGGAAGGCAACAGCATAAGCCGACTTAGGAACCGCCTGCTCAAAACTAGCCTTTGGAGCCGAACCTAAAGTTCCCATCACCTTCGGAGTTAGATACTGATTAAGCAAACTAGTCGTGTCTAAAAACTGCCCATAGTTCTGAGCCATCTTAGGAGTAAGCGCTTGCACCGCATCATTGTAGGGCTGATACTGCTTCATAAGCTCATTGAGCATCTTGCTCTGTTGCTTAAAAGCCTTATTAGAAGCCTTGCGCCTAGCCGCATCCATCGCCCTAGCATTGGCAGCCGCCGCCGACCTTTGAGCGTTCTGGTACTCCCACATCTGCCTAGCGTAATCGTTGTCCGATTGCTCCTGCTGACGAAGGAAGTTGAGAATATCTCCGCGAGAACCCTGCCTAGCATTGTTTACATCAAACAGGTTGTAGGCTTTTCGGCCAAAGTTTAACCCGTCCTGTATGTCACCCTTGTTCTCCTTGACCCAGTCCCAGCCGGTGCTAACGGCATCGCCAACATAATCAAAAATATCGCTAAACCAGCTCATCGCTACTTCCTAATCAAACCACCCTTGTTGTTGACTAGCTGCCCCTTGGTATCCCGATATACCCCAGGCGATAAACGAGTCATCCCCTGAGTCGGCCTAGAAGCGCGAGGGATCATAGTTGTTATAGATGGACTTGGCTTCATAGCCGGAGTTGTCCTTGGAATGTCCCGAGCATTAAGCCCAGACCCACCTATAAGCCTGTTGAAGATGTCGCTATTGTTGCCCTTGCTGTTCCAGCCCATAAGAGTACCGATAAGCTCACCGTTAGAGCCGACCGAGTACCTATTAGGGTCGCGGGGGTCTATCCCGTATCTTGGGCGCTCGTTATCCGCTATTGGCTTAGCACCCACCAAACTATCAAGGATGCCGCCTCTTGAACGCCCACCTTGGTTGCCCACCTGATTTGCCACCTGACTAGCCAGCCCTAGCGCCTCATCGCGCGTGCTTCTTGCGCCCCTACCCTGACCAGCAGTCGGAGGCAAATCATTTATGACCTGCGGCAACTCTGGAAACTTGGCATTACCCGAATCAAGCAGCCCGCTAAGCTGTTTCATCAATTCCCTCATCGCGCCCATATCGAAACCAGATTGATTATTCATCCTCGTCATCCTCCTCGTCTTCAGTAACCTCGTTTTTTGCCGATTTAGGAATCTTTAGACCCCCAGTCTTAGGCTTCCCGATTGATATAATAGTTAATGTTTTGCCGGTCTTTTTGCCGCTTGCCGCAGCCTTTGGCTTATCCTCGGACAGCCCGCCTAGCAGTTTCTCGACCGCCTCTAAAAGCTCTTTAAACCCACCCGTGTCCATCATAAACTGACTATAAAGGTGAAGCCGAAAGGACGTAAGCTACCCAACGCCAAGCAGCAACAATCCGCTTCCAGCCCTAGCCTCCTGCGCCACCGTAGCGTCAAAGATAAAGTTAGTGTTGGAAAGTAAATTGGCAGATACCGTCTGCGGAAAGCCGGATGTGCTTATCGTCGCCCCTGGGAAGCTCTGAGAGTTATTTAGCCGGTTAGCTGTAATCTGAGCAGCGCTAGTAACCGAGGCAGAGTAAAACTGGTTTGTGGACAGAACCAGGTCGGTTTGGATGTTATTGGAGCGCGAGACGGTCGCATTAAAGACCTGAGCCGTGGAGGGCACAAGGTTAGCCGTTATAGCCCGCGTAGAGCTTACTGTAGCGCTTGGGAAGCTGTTAGAGGACTCTAGCCGGTTGGCCGATATGGTCGCTGTGCCAGGGGTAACGGTGGCGTTATAGAAGGTATTGGAGTTAGAGAGTCGGTTGGCAGATATGTCCTGAGAAGCCGCTCCGGTGCCGACTGTGGCGTTGTAGAACGTATTGGTGTTAGACAACAAGTTGGCCGATACGGTAACCGCTCCAGGGGTGACAGTAGCGTTCGGGAAGCTATTAGCGTTGGTAAGCAGATTAGCTGTAATCGTTTGAGGCGTAGCGCCTGAGCTAACCGTTGCATCGTAGAACGTGTTAGTATTTGTAAATAAATTGGCCGATATATTAACCGCACCGGCTGTAACTGTAGCGTTGTAAAACGTGTTAGTATTAGTAAACAGGTTAGCATTGATTGTTTGCCCGCCACCACCTGCTGCAACAAATCCTAACCGTCTTGGTTTAGGTTTAAATAAATTGCCAGGGCCTAACAAATACAGATTGCGAATTTCTGCATCGCCAAGACTTCTATTCCAGATTAAACCTTCGGCAACTTGACCGTTAAAAAAGTGCGTTGCAAATTGGGAACCTATTCTTACACCAGTTCCGTTAGCTAATTGCGTAACGCTAGTCGTACTTGTAAGGTCTAAAACTCCATTAACATACAGCTTTCTACTTGTAGCCGACTCAAATACTCCGACTAAGTGATACCAAGTATTAAGAGAGCGATTTACAGTCGAGTTACTTTGAGTAAATGTAGTATTACGACCTATAATGCTAGCTCTTAAATTGCCGCTGATATTAACAAAACCGACAGCAAAATAGGTACTAGTGCCTGTACCAACTGCTAAACATTGATGATAAAGAGAGGCTGGCAGCGCTCTGTTTGAAGCCCAAGATGATAAAGTAAAAGGATAAGTCGTAAGTGATTGTGTAGCAGTAGCGGTAACTGTGTCGTTAGTACCGTCGAAATCAAGAACAGTACCAGATAGTCCGTTAACAGTAGCAGCCGTCCAGTCTGTGCCTGGATCCATGTTAGTTAGTGTGCCATGATTTCTAGCGTTCGACCTATCTATAAGTCGTCCGCCGGAAGCCCCCAGCCAAGGAACATACGCCCTAACTAATCCGTCCTTCAGTGCCATTTACTGCACCTGTGGATATACGCCCTGTATTCTTAACTCGTGATTTCCTGCGGTGGCGTTAAGAGAAACTGCGGTGTTGTGTACTACAAACAGCACACACTGAGATGGTAAAGCGCCACCAAATACCTGCTTTAAGCTAACGCCAGTAAAAGGGTAAGTTTGATTAGAAGTAGCGTTAGTTGGCAAAATTGCAACAGGTTTACAGATTGAAGTTTTAATTTCAGCGCTTGTTATAGTTGCAGAAGATGAAGTTCCGTCAAATACATCAGGCCAAGCGTTACCGTCCCAGGCGACCGCCCATACTTCTATTTGTCTGCCTGTTGTTGGTGTAGTGCCCGTAGTAATTTTACCGCTTACAAGGTAATCATCGTATCCGTTTGTTCTGTTGTCGATAGCACTCGATTCAATACCAGCAAGCAAACTTGTATCCGTACCCAGCGATGCTAAGGACGCTGTAAGCGTTGTGCTAGTAGCGTATTTGATTAAAATATCATTTGGCATGGCTTATATTGCCCTCCTTGCGTTGATGACAAGACCTAATCCAATCTCCTTGCCAAGCCCTACACTCTCACACCAAGCAATCTCGGTATCAGGCAACTCCTGGAGGTCTGCTAGCGTTTCTATAGGAATAAAGCTTTGGTCGTACAAACCATTCATAATAGTCTGCACGGAAGGGTCATCCAGGTTAATTGAGTCTAATTGGCTCCTAGTATCGTTTAGCCAGCTCAACACCTCCATCGCTAACTTTCGTCGCCCGACATTCTCGGTTGAGTCGCTAGCCGCTATCTGAAGGTCGCCCCAAAAGCCCTGCTCGATACACTTCTGTTTAAGCAGCGCAGAAGATACAGGACGCCGAACGATAACCGTCTTGGCGTTGACCATATCAACACATTCCGCATCGGCTTTACCCTGATACTCAGGCTTCTTTAATTCTTCAACTAGCGGCGCTAAGTCCATCGCTTATCCCTATATCGCAAAGATTCCCGAAGCATTGAACGTGATAGTAATGTTACCGCCGTTTGGAGTAACAGGTAGTCCGCTTGCAACAGTATCGATAAACGCGATTAGAGGCGAAGTGCTCGCTGTGCCAGTATCCTTGTAGATAACATAAGCCTCCACGCTGTTACCGGTAACAGAAGTAAAGGTCACGTCGGCAGCATCAAACACGCCATCAGTAGTAGTTTTGCTCGCTAGAGTCTGAGGAGTTCCCACCACAGCCGAGCTGACAGAGCTGTAATACTCATGTGTGCCGCTATATGTATAAACTCCGGTATCAACCAAAGCCACCTTAATTGTGTCATCGGCAAGGTCAACAGCATCTCCGCTAGTCGTTCCCAACGTGCCAGGGTTAGCAATCTTTTGCTTATACTTTGGGTATAGTGCATTAGGCATAATTTATCTCCTTATGTGTTATCGTCATCCCAATACGAGATTGAGTAAGTTACAGATACAGCCGCGCTCAGCCCAAGCTCCAATAGCTCTCCGGCATTAGTAGCAAAGAGAAACGCAGGGCATTGAGTTGCTAAGTTAGCTCCGAACACGGTATTCGATGATGCTTGCATTGGGACAGTCCAGAGAGCCGTTCCTCCTGAAGCGCTCCTCAAAGTTACCGTCACTGCGGTAGTTGAGGATGTGAAAAGCGCATAAGACTGAACCTTAATTCTCTTACTCGTTACAGCCGCCACTATCGTAGTAGTAGCACTAACAGTCCCCGTAACAGTCTTTAGGGTCTTACCAGTCCCTTGAGATGTAATACTAACCACCAACGGATTAGCCGTTGTAGCCATGTCAGTACCAGAGGAATTGGCAATAGCGACTCGCTGCACCTCCTTGGTGACAGAGTCCTCAGTAAAGTTATGGGTGGCTATATTCTTGCCACTACCTTCCGTGACTTGGATTCTACTTGTTGCCATTAGGTTAAGCTCACCCTCTTAGTTCCGTTAGAGATAGTCTTATAAGAAAGCTGGAATGTCGCAGACGCGCCCGCGCCTGGATTGGTTATACCCGCAAGCAAACCCATCACCGTTCCAGCTCCAAGCCCTCCCCCGCTAGTAGTCCTTAAAACCCAAACATCCCCATTAGCCGGAGATACAGGGTCAACGTCAACCTCTGGGATACCCACATTAGAACTAGCGCTTGTTATCCGTCCTTTTGAATCTACGGTAATAGTCGGTCTGACATAAGTATTTGCTGTAACCCCAGTATTAGACAGGTCTAGGGCGACCGTAGAGTTAGCGCCGTTATCCGTAACAGTAACAGCAGCCGACCCAGCTAGCGTTCTTTCGTTGTTCAATCCGGCGTTAGGCCCGATAGTAACAAAGCTAGCATCCGGAATAGTAGCCGTTACAGTCTGAGCCTTAGCTACAGCCTCCTTCCACTTCCTATCTTGAAAGCTATCAATCGACTGACGTGGGGGAGTCTTTACACTCATCTCAAGACCTCAATGTCCTCCTCAGCATTAGAGAACACCACATCCACCGCATCGGTAGCGGTAAACTCATACTGCTTAGTTCTATACTGATGCCGTCTAAGGTCGCGCAAAACCAGGTCATACTCACCGATATTACCCAGCGAAAACTCCTTAATGTTCGACCACGAGCGATTATCCAGCTTGTATCGGAGCATAAGCTTGGGAGTCCTATCCGATAGCCCAGCGCCGCGCTTAGCCCTAAAGCGCATCTCGTTACACTGCTTATTCTGACCAGTAGCGTTATCAATATGACCAGTAATTCTAGCTAACCGAATCGTATCCCCATCATCGTCGGCATACCCCCTGCTTAGCTCAGAAGCTATAAGCGAATCCCTCCGCCCAAGAAGATGCAAGCCCCACCGTTCAGCATAGCAATAAGAGCTACCGATATAGCGCTCATAGTCAGCGCTAGAGGGTATCCACTTACCCCACTCGCCCCAGTCATCAACAGTCTGATTATAGACAAGCGTCCTATCAGCGAACGGGAAGTTGAACACAAAGAACACATAGCCATCAATCTGAACCTTAAAGGCCGTAGCATCTGAGACTTTTGAAAGCCCTTGAAGCTCCCTATCAAACCTTGTGCTTAACCGCTCAACGCTCTTACCCGCAAAACGTACAAGCCTGCGATTCTCGTCTAGCCAGTAGAGGGCGTTCTCGTCTTCTAAGATTGCATAAGGTGTAGAGCATCCAGACTCAATAAAGCCGCCCGGAATACGACTGAACGGCGTACTTCCATCGTTTTCCCAAATCTCTATAGAGCGCTGACCCAGCAAGTATATCTCACGATTAAAGACTTTAATTGCGTTAATTACATCGGGGCTACCGGCAGCAGATGCAAAGTTAAGGGCGTTCCAAACGGTCGGCGCATTGACATTAGACCAGTACATCGTGTTGGAGCCGTTCGTAGCTAAAATATACCCGTCTAAAAACTCAACGTGAGAAGCGTTTGTAGGAGCACCAACGGCGGTAATTTCAGCAGGCGTACCACCCACAGGCGTATAGACAATCCTGCCGCCATTAGCCGCATAGAAGTTAGTGCCATCAACCGTCATCGAAACAGGCACACCCTCGTTTAACAGCGGCGTAGCGGTAAGCTTAGTAACCACAGGCGTATTGGAAACGTAGGTAAGCTGATAGATATCCCCACCACCGCAGAGCATTACTACGTCCTTCTCAGCCCAATAGAACAAACCGTCCACGCCGACACCCAGGGCAGCGCTAGCAGTAAACAGAGCCTTAGAACCAGGCCGCTTCGTCGTCCCGCCGTTTAACGTGCGATAGCCATCAAACAAAGAAAAGTTGTCATCCGATAGCTCTATGCCGTCAACGCCCTTTTGAATCGGTGCGAATATGGGAAGTTTAACGGTAGGCATTTAATCCTATTACCTCACACGCTAAAATAAGTTCCCCACAATGAAATCTTGCGAGATGCTCCCAGACCCCAATTAGTAGTAAAGGTGTAATCTCTTGTGACAATGAAAGAGTGTGCTGCTACTAGTTGATAATAACCGGCGATAAAACTTCCGTCGTAATTTATACACGGGTTAATACTACTGTTTGGATAGCCAGTTGCGTGCACCGGTAAGGTTATGTTTATAACCGGATCGGCTGTGCCGCCTGTGGTAAAATCAAGATCGATATAAACCGTTACCAACTTACCGCGCTTGAGAAATCTTGCTTCGTGAACCGTCAGGCCACTTATCGTCATCGAACCAGCACCCGTAACAGTCGGAGTAAAGCTTAATATCCCGCTAGTATCGTTTGTAATTACAAAGTTAGTGCCATCATAAATAACCTCTAAGATGACCGATTGAACCCAAGTCCCAAGAGTCGGGTTAGTGCCATCTTGATTTACAATGTTTTTAGTACCTAAGCTGTTTACGTTGAGAGTGTGAGCTGTCGGCGTAGCCCCTGTACTACCAAGACCGCTACCAATCTTCATTCTAAACTTTTGCCCAGCTTTATAGGCCGATATAGCAGGAGATGCTGTAGCCGTTTGAGCAGTAGCGCTTCCCGCTGTCGTTCCAAGCCATCGAAAGTCCCCGTCCTGTACTTGACCAACAGATGCCGGCAGCGCTCGTGAAGATCCACTTAAAGCTGGATTTAAAAGCTGAAACTGAGTGCCGTCATATACTGCATTATGATAAACATTCTGCGCGATCTCGCCGTTAACTAACGCTGCGTTATTGTACTGAACTGCCCTTGCGCCGAGGCTGTTAATGTTTAAAGTTGTAGCGCCCGTAGTAGTGTTTGCCGCTTTAAATCGAACGTGCTGACCCGTTTCATAAGCCGTTAAAGCAGGAGAGAGGTTGCCGGTAATAGTATTTGTTCCAGCTACACTTGCTAACGTTTGAAATCGCTCGCCCTGCACATCCGCCACAGTAGGATAATCCGTCAACCGAAACGCACCACCGTGATAGGTCGCTGTATAAAGCTGACCAGCTATTAAATCTCCTGCTTGGAGACTAGACGGTGTTGCCCCTTTAACGAGGCTAACTGCTGATAAAGAATTGAACTGAAGAGTAGTAGCGCCAGTGTTAGTATAACCAGCAACAAAGGAGATGGTCTGTCCGTTCGCATAGCTTGTCACCGTAGCTGGAACACTCACCACCTGCGCGTTAGCAGAACCCGTTGACGTACCGCCGTACAGAACGGTCGTGTCATCAAATCCATACAGAAGGTTGTCCAGAGTATATAAAGTTACATCCGCACTAGTCTTAACAACAAACTTATACCGCCCGTCTGCCCAAACTTGAGCCTTACCATACGCATCAAGAATAAGCGGGTTAGTCGCCGAAGTTGATTTATCTGCTGCGGTAAACAAAGATACCGGCGTGGTCGTACCAGCGGCATAAGTAAAAACCTTACCAGCGGCCAAAGGCTGACCGTTGTTATCTGTAAGACCGCTCCAAAGAGACTCTACCTGTACCGCCGTTGCCATTACTTAAACGCCCCTTCACAAAACTCTAAATCAGCCCTATCTCGCTCGCCGCCCTTAGCTTCGGCAAAGTTGCTCTGATACTGCCGCTCAATCTCCCTGCGCTCCGCTAGCGGGATGCCGTACTCGAATGATAGTGCGTGAGCCAGCCCGAATGTCAGGGCATCAGCATACCGCACCGGAAAATCAGGATTGCCGTTAGCCGTATCAAAGTCTTTAAGCTTTACAATCCCAGTAAAATGAATCGTTCTAGTCTGCTGCGGCACCGGCCACACATACAGCGTAGGGGTAAGCTGAGTATTAAGCGCCACCACCGTCGGGTCGCCCTTGCTAGTCTTGTCCTGTATGTCCCAATACTGCCGCCACGCAGCGACCTCAATCCTAGTATCGATGTTATCAATCCGAAGATAAGCCCTATCAATCGCGTATAGCGGGGGCTCTAGCGTAGCCAAAGAGTAACTAGCCACATTAGCCGTAAGGGTCTGAGTAAAATCCCTAAGCGTCCACAAGAAAACGTGTTTACTCTGCCAGCTCTTTACTAGCGAGTTTAGGGCGATAACGGCCTGCACCATCATCTCACCAGGCAAAGTCTCACCAGGAGGCAGCTTACCAATAATACGATACGCCCGCTCGATAATCTCGTTACGGGTAGTATTAAAATCGTAGTCGCTTAGTGCCATATCGCCCTAGAAAAAGGGGGGAGCCCCATACAGGCGACTCCCCCAGTACAACCTACTTCTGCATTGTGTACTCAACCGTCAAGCGAACCACCGTACCCACGGTCGGGGTAGCGATAGAAACCGCAAGAATGTCGATTGTGTCCTCTGCTGTATAGCGATGACCATGCCCTACATGGGTATTGTCACGTGCTACGGCGCTAGCAGTAAAGGCCGTTGAAGTAACGAAACGGTCGGTATCCCCGCCATCTCCTACCGCAAGGTTTGCTGTAGCACCTACACCCGCAGATGATGTTAGCTTTACGCCAAGCACCGCTGCCTCTGCTGGTATCTTTATCATCTCAACAACGTCATTGGTCGCAAACCCAGTTGGGATTGTGAACTCAGAAGTCTGAGATGTCATATCAATACCGCCACGAGCCATTATGGTCGTAGCTACTTTTGTTCCCTGAAACGTTGGCATATCTTAGTCCTCCTTAATTACACGCCAGCTACGTTAGTTCTTGAGAGGTAAATCCCAAGGCTTCCGTAATCGAGCGAGTTAAACTTCGACTTAGCTACACCAGCGATCATCGATACTCCGTATCCTTCCTCGTTCTTGTAATCGAACGTCTCCTGAATTACTTCAGGACGCTGACCCCAAGCCCAAACAAGAGACTGAGCACCCATGAACACAGCCTTAGTCCAAGGAACGTTAGTTCCTGAACCAGCATCTGTTCCAATAGCGCAGTTCTCATGCTCGTGGATTACAACTCCGTCCCAAACAGCCGCAGCGCCAGTAAACAGAGGATTGGTCTTACCCCGCTCCTGAGCCTCACGCTGAGCCTGCTGATAATCGCTTGACGACTTGAGGTCGAAAAGCGCATCTGGATGGAGGAGCAATACGTAGTATTCCTTACCCTCGACCTTTACAGGACGAAGAGGAATGTACGTACGGTTTCCGCCAGTCTTAGCAAACGCCTTAATGAAGCTAACGAAGTTCAAAGTGAGCTTTGAATCTGCTGCTACAAGTGCGCTCTTTGCTGTTGCTGCTGTTCCGGTAGCCAAGAAGGTGCTTGCGCCCGTCTTGTAGAATATCTTGGAAGGGTCAACCGTAGCTCCTGCACCAACGCCGATAGCGTCAAATGCAAGCTGGTCTTGCTTCTCAGACATCCAATCCTTGATTGCATTACGAGCCTCGTCCGAGATAGAGAACATGGCGCGCTGACGCGACATAGCTCCATCATCACGGACTGCATGGCGGTACTGCTCAAGAGTTACCGAGTTGCTATGAGTAACAAGCCTCTCTTCGTTCCCTTCGAGAACCTGGCCGGAAGTAACTCCTGCGCCTACGAGCCTCATGCGGAGACCGAAAGTAATCTTGTCGCCCTTGTCCTTAGTTAGCTGCTCCTTGGACTGAACGATTGAGTCCGATCCCGAACCAGTAAACTTGCTAAAGTAAGACTCTTTAACGGAGTCTCTGTATAGCTTCTCTTCCCACGCCTTTTTAGTAAGGTCGTTAGAAGTGCTAAAGTTTGTCTTAGCCATTTTAATCCCTAAAAGTTTTTAGCCTTTCAGGAACTCCTCCAGCTCAGAGTCGCTCATCAAGGAAGGGTCAACAGTTCGGTTACCCGAAGCCTGTCCAGTACCACCCGCTGCTGCTGTAACTTGGGGTGACTGTCGCAGAGCCGATGACACATTCTTCAGCACGTTCTGTGGTAAAGCTTTGCGCTCCTCCAGTAATTGCTTCGTATAGGGTACTAGCTGCTGAAGCGCCTGCTCCATAGCTCTTACCTTCTTCTCAGCACTAGCTCTTTTAGCTAGCTGGATTAGCGTCTCGGGAAGCGCCGCTTGGTAAGGATTCCTTACAAACGACTGAACAAACTGTTCAGGCATACCATCTTCAGCCAATGACTGAGCGATAGCCTCTAAATCAAGATTGTCCTGCCCGACATGATGCTCTAACAGTACCTGCGCCTGATGTGCATTGGTTAAGGCTTCTTCTTCTGCCTCTGCCTCTTGAAGCTTCTGTTGAGCCATCTCTACCTGCCGCGCTTTGGCGTAGGCTTGAGTCGGTGACTCTAACCACTGTTCGTCAAGATTCTGAGTATTGTGAGTTATAAACTCCCGAAGCTGCCTCTTAACCTCTGCGAGATCGCTTGTGCGTCTCTTTAAGAGTAATTCCTGTCCTTCGACTCGCTTCCTCAAAGCCTCATAGTCCTCACGGCTAACTTGAGCCTGAAGCTTCTGCTGCTCCTCTGGTAGCGGGTCGCTCTTCTGTTCTGTCTTTGCTTCGGGGTCAGCTTGCGGTTGTTCTACAGGAGCTTCCTCTGTGGTATCATCAGCGTTCAAAAACGCCTCAATATCCTCATCGGTTGCCTCATGTAGCTCAACGAACTCCTGACTCGTTCCCTCTTGAGTTGTCTCTACGCTCTCACCTTCCATCCATCACCTTACATTATCCCAGGCCCTGTATTGGGCTCATTCTGGGGCTGTTCTTCTTGCGGTTGCTGGATAAGAAACTTTTGCTCTACCGACGGCGGTATGATGCCCTGTGCCACGAGGGTCTTTAGTACCTCGGCATCTGCTGTATCTTGCTGGGCTTGTGACTGTGCTTGCATCTGCTGCGCCATCATATCCATCAGTTTAGTACGGACATCGGCAGGCATGTCAGCGAACTCCAATAGCGCCTCCGGCGGTATCGGCTGACCACTCTTGGCCAGGTCCGATAGAAGCATAAACGTTGATAGCCTCATGCTTGGCGACCAGTTGCTCTCTGTAATCTCAACATCGTAAAGCTCTAGGTCGGTGGTGTTTAGCATGTCAGCAATATCTTGATCGCTGAATCCGTCCA